CGTTTTCTTCTGCCACGTTGATGCACCCCTTGGGTATGTGTTGCCCGCTTTGCAGGCAATAAAAACCGCCCGGAGGCGGCTGATTGAAAGTGTTTGATCAAATTCCGGACTTAGCGAATGCGAGTGGTTCTAAAGCCTTCATTTGCAACAGTGTCAGCGGTGCAAAGTTGCGATCAAGTTGAAGCTCGGCGAAACGCTGAACACTCAGGCCGCCCTCGCGGAATAGCTTCGCCCGAACAGGCCCGATCGCGACATCCTGAAAGGACGCAGGCTGCTGCTGAAGCCAGTGGTAATAGTCGAGGCTCGCACTGACCTGGCCTGCGCCATCGGCACCGACCGACGCCCGCGTAGCGCCCTTGGCGAACATATCGCTGAGCTTGGTCAGCAGAATGAACGTGGTGCGGCAGTTCGGATGAAACGGCGGCCTCGGCCCGGAATCAACCGGGAACCGCCGCTTATCCATCGAGCGGCATTGCTGGCTGGTCTTGCTGTCCAGCGTGGCGACCATTTCAACTTCGGAAACAATATCCGTGTTGGCCTTGGCCACCTCCATGCGCGCCTGTGACGACACATGCTGAATCGCGGTGTGCACGACGGTGCTGGCGTTGCGATTGGTCGTTGCCAGGATGCCGTCTTTGTATCCCGCCGCCTTGGTGCCGTGAATGTTGCGAATGACCTGAAAGTTCGTCTGCCCTTCGAAGAAACCCTGCCGGATCGTGCCGGTAACGCGCTCCCGCTCTGCAGTGGTCCAACCCTTGATGAACGACTTCAGCAGCTTCCCGCCACCGGTGCCGCGCACGCTGAGTGGATTCGTCAGCACCGCCGCCCTGATGGCTGCCGCCGTCGGCGCCGCAACGTCCAGCGACACGCCAACTGGTGCAGACCGGGCCAGGCTCGTCGCCTCGAACTCAGCTTCGTAGTTGGCAATGTCGATCAGGTCGACGTTCAGCTGCACGCTGTAGCGATCGAAGATGCCCAGCAGCAGGCTGTCGACTTCCTTCAGCAACGCTTCAAGCCGTTTGACGTTGTACTCGGTCAGATCCGACTGAGTGAGCCGGTCCCGGATCGAGCGGTCAATCTCCTTGAGGAACGGCGCGAACTTGCCGACCTCCCCTGCCTTCAGCTTTTCGAGGAAGACTGCGTGCCGGATTGTGGCGTCAAGGATTGCTTGGTTTGCCGCCATTTGGTGTTACCTCGTCATCCAGGCCAAGACCATCGCCCTGCTCTTGCAGTTCGCCATCGATCTGCTGATCCGTGCGCTCCGGGGCAATCAAGCCCAGCTTGCGCAAGTAGGCCCGCAGGTCAGCCTTCGCGAATCCACCGTTCTGCCACAAGCCAACCAAGGCCGTGATCATTTGCGGATCAGCCGTCAGTTCGACGAACTCCTGATTGACCTGGTACGCGACCTTGTCGGTGATGCCCATGTAAAGGCCACACCACATGATCGCTCGGGTGTAGGCCTCACTGACATTGGCCACGCAGCCGGCCAGCACCGATGTGGATGCCGACTGATCGCCGCGCGCCTCGGTTGCCGTCTTGGACGACAGAGACGCCACAACCATTCGGGCGCCCAGTTCGATCATCATCTGGTTCTTGTCGGCCATGGCCTCCTTGACCAGTGTGTTCGGCAGCGGCTGCGCATATCCAAAGGCGCCGCCGACCGGAAGCAGCATTGGCGCTCGGGAACCGACGTAAACGCCCTTCTCCTCCAGCAACTTCACCCACTGCTCGGTCAGCCCGGAAATCCAAGGCTGAGCCTGGCCACACCAGAAGACGCTGTCTTCATAGTCGGCGCTGTTGCGGTAATGCCCCAGGTTGATCATCGCGATGTCGTACAGCGGCGATTCGTCGATAGTCGGGTCGTTGTTCTGTGCACCGACGAAGGTGAACGGAATTTCCTTGAGGCGACCGGTGATGCCCTCCGGTGTGAATGTGTCCGTAACTTCGAGTGGGCCACCACCTTTTGGCCCGGACCGGCGCCAAACACGACAGACAAAGCCTTCAGCCTCAAGCGCAAGCTCGCGGAACTGCTCGACAGCCTTAAACCCAAAGCCGTCTTCAATCTCTAACATCTCCCGCAACACGACCAAGGTCAGCACATTGTGACCATTCACCATGCCGGTGCGCCAGTTGATGATGTCTTCGGCGCAGTACGACAAGATCACCGAATGACCACCGACACCTTCGTCCTGGTGATAGTCGACGTACAGACCATGACGCCCAGCTTCGAGCACCTTTTCCAGCGTGCCTTGGGAGTGCTGATAGATGCTCACCCCAGAGCCGTTGGCGTTGTCCTGCAAGTACTCCAGCTTCTTCGGCACGGTGAGCGTCGGATCTTTGTGGAAGGCCAGACCCAGCAAGCCGTTGCGTGTGTGCCCGGTGGCATTCTTGAATACCGCTCGCTCGCGGTAGGCCTTGTTGCGATCGGCGTTCTCCGGCGACTTGTCGTGCGCGTTGATGTACGGCAGGCGAGAAACCACCCGGTGTTGGCCTGCACAGACGTCGCGAACGGTGGCCCAGCGGTCCAGCACTTCGATGTAGTCCGCCCGTTTGAAGGAGACGTCGTTGCTCATCGGGCGTATCCCATTTTGATAGAGGTGGCCGGCTTCCTGGCACTCTTCGCTACAGCGAAGTATCGGAATCCGTCGGAGCCGTGAGAGGTCCAATCATGAAGCGGCTTGTCTTTCCAGCAGCCGCGTTTGTCGTCCCATTCCTTGCGGTAGTTCTCGATGCAGTTGATGCCCTCTTCACACTTCGATTCATCAAACACGCAGAGCGGGAGGATTTCCCGGACCTGCTCGATACCGTCGTTGATGCCGATCTTCGGGACCACCTGAAACGTCATGCAGTACTTCTGTCCGTCGATCTCGTAACCCTCGCTGGCGAGCTCACGGCGGGTCTTGGCATCGCTGCCAAACTCACGATTGTCGATGTCGTGCGGCCCCCAGTGCTCGGAGTAGGTGTAGCCCTTGTCCTTGAGCACCTTCATGTAGTGCCGCAGGCCTTCGCCTGAGTTCTCGTAGTAATCGATGACGTGGTATTCGGTGCCGACCTGGCGCACAAACCAGATGGCCGTGGAATCGCTGACGCCGATGTCCCAGAAGGTCATCACCGGCAGATGGCTGTTGTCCGGTATCGCGCCGATGCGCTGCCGGGCGTAAAGCTTGGTCAGTTGCTGCGCGTAATAGGCGCCCTCAACCGACTGCTGGAAGGCTTCGACAGGGATCGATGGGTATTCCCGCTTCATGTCGTCGCCGAGCGTCTTCTCCTTAGCCGCGTACCAGGCGCGCTGACCGTCGTTCGTGATGATCCCGTGCTTGGCGTGCAGTTCGTTGAAGTAATCGGTCAGGCGCTGCGGGATAACCACGTCAGTCGGGTCAAGCCAGTAGGCCTTGTTCTTCCACCAAGAGAAGAAGAAAAACTTCCAGTCCAGCAAGCCCAGAGGCACCCCGGCCAGTTGCTGGCGTTCCGCACTCTGCGAGTAGTCAAAGAAGTAGCCGGCCCGGCCCTCTGCCGTTGATTCAATCGTGACAAAGCAGTCAGTGGCCACGGCCTCAAAGGCGCCCGTGACAATCTCGCGAGCCTTGTGTGGAAACTTGGCGCAGATCTTCCCGAACTCGGATACATGCAGGTAACGCAGCGTGCCGCCCCGGAAGGACGCGGACACGTAGACCGAACCGCCCTTACTGAACACCAGCTCGCCGGCGGAATCGTTGCTCGCCGGGTTGGCGGCGCGGATCTCGGCCGGCAGGTTGTCGTAGGCGTACTTCACCTTCTCCCGGAACAGGCGCTTAGCGTCGTTCAGGGTGTGAGCGATCAGCGCGCACTTGGCCGACTCGAACAGCGCTGCGTCCAACTGGATGATGCAGCACTCAGTGGTGAAGCCAAGCTGCCGAGCCTTCAGGATGATGTTGCGCGTATGCATCCCGTCGAAGTATTCGATCTGCTCGTCCGTCATCCGGAAGCGGACCTTCTTGCCCTGCTTATCCGTGATGAAGTAGAGGTTGTTGATCCGCCAACGTTTGTCCCGGAGCAGCTTCATGTGCTCGGGCTTCATGTCAGGCTTCCTTCGATAGTTCGTCCATCATCTTCGACAGCTCATCGGCGTCGTTACCGCCAGATTTGGTGTCGAGGTCGTAGGCTTGGCGCTCCAGGGCAATCAACGTCTTAAGCGTCTCGGCCAATTCCTTCATGGTCTTGGTCCGCGAGGAAAGCGCGCCGATCTTGTTGGCCAGCGCCAGCATGTCAGCCATCGCTTCGCCGTCTTCGTGATCGCCTTCCTTGAACTGCTTGATCAGAGTCTTGATCGTCCCCTGCTCATCGGTGAGTGACTCCAGCTCATCCAGCAGCTTGTTGGCCAAGCGGCGAGATCGGCCAATGTCCGTTCGGTGAGCCATGCGGATGTCCGCAATGACCTCAGCATTGGCTTCTACGATT